AAATTATTCCCGGAATCATATAGTGATTCACTAACAGCAAATCAAATATTATCTCTTCAGGGAATATACCCAATATACAACAGCGGCAACCACAAATTCCTTTATTTTTGTAATATATTATAAGTTATTAATCTATTTAGGAGATATTATGTCTAACGTTTTTATTTTAAAGTCCTTTGTTACAAAGGTAAAGCTAGCAAATGGCAATGATGCACAGAAAAGTGTAACTCTTAAATCAGCTTTCAAAGTTATCGATAAGTCTAAGGGAGTTATCTCACTTGACGGAAATGTTTTTTCAAACATGGATTTATCTTATCTAGAGAAGAACGATTTTATCGCTTTTGATGAAGCAAAGAAGTCTAGAGTTCAAGCAAAGAAACAGGAAGAAGTGCGAGCAGCAAAACAGGAAGAAGTATTAAACAAGCCAAAATCTGAAATCTCTTTAGATGATGTGAATAAACTTTTACGCTCCAATAAAGTTAAACTTGCGAAATTAATGAAATTAATGAAGAAAGGAGAAGCTTCTGAGGAGCAATCGAAAGATATTGAGAATATAGCGAAAGCTATAGGTGAACTTCAAGACAAAGCAAAAGAATTAGAAAATTCGATTACAGAAGAACCCATTCCTGAGAATACTGAAGAAGAGGTTCTTCAGACAAAGAATAGCCTTTAATTATTTTTCCTAAATTTTTAAATTTGTTAACCATCAACAAGGTAACATTGAGTTGTTACCTTGTTGATATAGGATTTTTACATGTTAGTTAAACCTTTTAAAACCTCTTTTCCTTCTTTAAGTAAGAAACAGTTATTAAATCTTACGGTATCCGATATTTCAAATATTAAGAGAAATACTGACTTAAGCAGCTTTATTAGACGTAATGTCTCGAAGATTAAAGAGTGGTCTGTTCGTAACGAAGTTTTTAATAGATTTGGATATACTGACGCAGCCTTGCTTGATCCATCAGAAGAGATTCGTACCGAAGCGTACGACGTATTCGGATATCCAGAAAATATGATCGCTGATAACGAGGATCTATTACATGTCTCAAGTTGCTGGCATATTCCACATGTTTCAAAAGATTATCCTATTGCTAGCGCTTTAGTTCAAGGAATTGAAGTAGAGAAAGAGCATAAAGGATTGTACAATACTTTTAAGAAGTACTTAGATTCGAAGAATGTTTCTATGCCTATGGGAGAGACTACCTTTTACGCTAGAATAGCTTTAGATCATATTAAAGAATCTTCCGAGTACTACACCTATCTTCACGAAATGGAAAAGGCTTTTGAGCAAGAGTAAAATAAAAGACGTTATATCAACCGAAGAGAAATTCCTCGATTTCATTCAATCATTAAAAGGAACAAATGACAACTTTATCGTTCCTGAAAACTCGGTAGAAATATATAAGAAAATCCTAGAAGGACTTTGTCAGGAAGAGCATCGTTTAAAGATAATGTCCGACCAACTATCTAACCATTCCTACGATTACGATAAGAGAGCTCAGATATCTTCTAGAAGATCCTATGTTCTTATGCAAATGGCTGATCTAGAGAAGCATCGTGAAATGTTCTTCAAAGCCAATGTAAACATAGATATGGTGATATTTTCAGTATTCAAAGCAATTCAAGGAAATTTACAGTCCATCTTTGAAGATATGGGCTTAGATAGTAAATTTGTGGTAGACTTCCTAAACAAGTATAAAGAGAAATCGGCTGATCTTCGAGATAAGATTGACGACTTAATGTTAGAAATTCCTGATGAGATTAAATCAGTTACAGTAAAATCAGCATCTGATACTTAATCTGTTAAATAATAACAATATTTAAGGATTTATTATGCCTTCCGAATTAGAGAAACCAGTCAGAGAATATAAACCAGAATCAGAATCCTCAAACAGAGAACTTCAAACAAAGAAGAAAAAGGAATTTCTATCTTCTTATAACAAAGACAAGACATGGTCCGTAAACAAAGACAATAAAGGAATAGAGAGAAAGTAATGGCATACAATTTCGATGATTTTCTTATAAGAACTTGGAGAGGTCAGACAGTCTTCCGTCAAGGAGACATAAATCGTTTAGATAATTTCTCTTTAGACAAAGTTAGAGATTTAATCGATTTTCTTGAGCAGAAGAAAAATGTAACATTTGTTAATGCCGCTAATCTAAGAAAAGCGAGAATTCTTCTACGAAAGATGAAGACCTTAAAATTCCAATTTCCTGTCGACTGGTTTATAAGTTTGGGCCAAGTACTATCACTCGTTAAAGCTTTGGTAGAGGAATATTTCAGAAGAACCTCTGGCGGGAGAAACGTTCGAAACGAGGATTCATAATGTCATATTTAACTAGAAATAATGCAAATATCAATACTCAGATAAAATTAATATTTATTCATTCAGTCGCAAGCGTCAAAAGAGATGTAGGAGAGATCCTCGGAGTAGATATTTATGATCAGGATCCTGTAAGAGCAGGATTTAATTTAGAGCCTATAGAAATCATTCCTCCTGCCGATGTTTATCATCCAGCAGAGGGTATTTACGAATACTTGATGTCAGAAGTTTCTAAAGGTAATCAATATTACTTCGATGTAGTCCGATATAAGGTAAAAGGCTCAGAAGAAGTAAAGAAAGGGATAGGTCAACTTTGGGCAAAAGGCGAGCTTGTCTCAGCAAAGATGCCCAAAGATAAAATAGACATGTTACGTGTCTACCTTCATGACGACAACCCTGATGAAGACTATCACTTCGCACCACCAACAGCACCTGCAGTTCAATTCGATGTAAAGTCTAAGACTAGATACGTTTGGAACGATTACCAATTATCACTAGCATTAGAACTCGGGGCATCAATTATAAACAGTACTTTTCCTGTTACAGGATGGGGATTATCAGAAATATGTCAACATAGTCTTGCACATTGGCTGCATGCCTCAGCAATAGAAGCGGTACGTATGAAGGTACCTTTATGGATAAGCGAGGAATTTGATTACAGTGTAGGTTCTCTATCATTAGCGATAGGTAAGGCAGATAAATACCAGTCATATATCGATAGTATGTGGACAGCATTTATGGACACAGAAACAGGATTTCCAAAAACAAAAAGAAGTCTTACCATTAGATCTAAAGCGATATTGAATTTCTCTAATAATTATCTAATGGGACGTGGTAGCGGAGCATTGACAATGGGACGTGGGTTTTCCTCTAGAACTAATTTAGGGACGCTCTTCGTATAAACAATGCTATCTTTACTGTAAGATATTTATATCTTTGTAAGGATCTTACTCTTGAATATTCCAGTTCCGGTCGCTTTAAGCGATTCCATCTTTTCGTTATCTCATTTATCAGAAGATAAGCAGCAGAACTTTATTTCTCATTGTAAAGGAGAAATTTCTAAGAAACAATGTATCTTATCAAGAGGAGAGTATTACCCATTATTTTCAAGGGCAGGAGTATCAAACTCTGATTACATTCATTCTAGAGCTTTTGGCTTTATATCAAAGAAGGACCTCTCTTATTGGAGATCAATAGTATCCTTCCTTAATTCATATAAGGCCGTCTTCAATAATTATACTTTATCTAATTTATCAAAAGATTACTTCAAATTTTATAATTCAGAGCCGTTAATAAAGATATTATTATCCTTAGATTTATACAAAGACTTATCCTCAGAAGTAATCAAACGAAATAGGAAAGTATCAGAATCATATTTATCTTCTGAATCCGGACGAGCTGAACGCAAGAAGAAAATAGAACAAACAAATATTCAACGTTATGGCTCTCCTTCCCCACTTCAAAACGATGAAGTAAAGAAGAAAATAGAACAAACAAACTTACATCGCTACGGCATCTCCAACCCAATACAAAATTATGATATTAAAGAGAAAGCTACTTCAACTTTGATTTCTAATCACGGCGTCTCCAACCCTTTTCATTCAGAAGAATTATTATCTAAGGCTTATTCCAGTAGAAAGGAGAACAAGTTTAAGAAATTTTCTTCATTGCTTCATAAACATGGATATTCTTTATTAGGAGATTTCAAAGGGGTTCGTAATTTCACAGAGGAAGGAAAGTACGAATCATATGTTATTTATTCTATCAAGTGTCATAAATGTGGTTTAATATTTGAAGACGATATCTATTGTTTACCTCGATGCCCTCAATGTTTTAAGTCATTATTTTCATCTAATATGGAAAGATATTATGAAGGATACATTTCCAGTTTAGACTTTTTAATAGAACGTGATTATTTATGTTCTTATCGTAAGGTAAGTAAAAGTAAATCTAAAACAAATCATGAAATCGATTTATTTATGAGGAATCTTAATATAGGATTTGAAATAAACGGTTTATATTTTCATTCTTCGGGAGGAGATCGTCCTGATAGATTTAAAGGGAAGTTTTCTATAAAAGAGAAAACTTCTACATACCACCAACAGAAAACATCAGACTGTTTATCTAAAGGAATATCATTATATCACATCTGGGAGTCTGATAGAGAAGAAATCGTTAAATCCATGATTTCATCTATTTTAGGAAAGTCTAGTAGAGTTATCTTTGCAAGAAAGTGTAATTTTAGTAAAATTACTTACTCAGAGGCAGAGGATTTCCTTAATATTAATCATCTCCATGGAGCCAAATCCTCGGGATTATGTTTCGGTTTATATCATGATTCCGAGCTAGTCTCAGTTATTACTTATCGGAAGATAGCTAATACCTCATCATATGAGTTAGCAAGAGCTGCAGGAAAGATTAACACATCTATTCCTGGAGGATTCTCTAAATTATTTAAAAACTCTCTTCCTTTTTTACGTAAGTTATTCTGTGATAAAGTAATATCTTATGCCGACAGAGATTGGAGCCCTGATCCATTAAACACTGTATATCAGAAAGCAGGATTTTCTTATGAAGGAGATACAGGATCTATCTTAAGATACACTGATTTTAAAAGAGTTTATTCAAGAGAGAGATTCCAGAAACATAAATTAAAGAAATTATTCCCGGAATCATATAGTGATTCACTAACAGCAAATCAAATATTATCTCTTCAGGGAATATACCCAATATACAACAGC